ATGGCGACAATTTCAAAAAGACCCTATGGGACGTATGAAGTCCAGTGGCGAGTAGACGGTAACAGACACTCGAAAACGTTTAAAACTCGTAAAGAAGCAAAAGAGTTCGCGCTACAGATTGAATTAAATCCACGACAGCGCTCTAGCGTAGTGACGTTCGCCGAAGTAATTAAGCAGTACGCAAAAAACGAAACACCGAAGAAAAAAGGCGCGAAATGGGAAACGTTTCGACTCAATCGATTAGCTGAAACCTCTATCGCTCAAAATGCGTTAGATGATCTAACGCCTAATCTGTTTCAAAAATATGTAGATCGTCGTCTAAAGGAGCCTGCGCCGACTGGCGGCACGATTGCGACATCTACGGTTATTAGAGAATTGTCTACGATTAGTTGCGTATTGTCGTACGCTAGAAAATTAGATTTACTCGAAAATAATCCGCTTGAAGGCGTGAAGTGGCCTCAAGCCCCTGAGCATAGAGAAAGAGTAGCGTCAGAAGAAGAACAAGAAGCGATAATCCTAGCGGCTGGCTGGGATGGTAAAACGCCGCCGCTTAATTCTACGCAGTTGACCGCGTTAGCTTTTATTCTTAGCTGTCGCACGGGTATGCGTGCTGGCGAAATCTTAGCTATAGAAAAAAGCTGGATTGACGGTAACGTTATACATCTACCGGCGCCGGCTACGAAAACGAACTCGCGTAGAGACGTAGCATTATCGAGCGACGCGAAACGTCTATTAGATTTAGTGATTCAGAGTAAAAACGATGATTCGCCTAGAGTGTTTTCACGTCTAAGCGATACGAGAAGGGATGCGCTATGGCGCAAATTGAGAGACCGCGCCGGACTCAATGAAATACGAGATTCGGCGGGAAATGTGATAATCGAGGGTTTGAATTTTCACGACGGGCGCGCTACGTTCGCAACGTGGGCCGCGTCGCCTGACCCAAAAACTGGGGCGCCCCGCCTAGACGTACTCGCGTTAGCACGTCAGACGGGACACAAAAATATAAAGATGTTAATGAAGTATTACCGCGCTTCGGCTGAAGATATAGCTAAGCGACTCGGTTAGCGAAGTAGGCGGCGAGCGCGTTTTTAGAGCGCGCCTGCCGCTGTGTTTCAATCCAGTGTAGAACGTCCTTTTTAAACCAGCGGCGATAGCCTGAATCTGTTAACTGAGTAGCTTGCGGGAAATCGTCTTGCTCAGTGATTTTTTTTACCGCGCTAGATTTACGCTTGTAACCGAGCATAACGCATACGTCATCGAACGAGAGAAACTCTTTATTTTGTTCGGCTACGATTTCCTGCGCTAGACGTTTGTAATCAATATCGCTCATGACGCACCTCTAAAATTTCAATTTACTGTTATTGACTACAGAGTCGAAAAACTCGACGTAATACTCTGAATACGATTGTTTGAATCGAACGTGAAAACGAACGAGATATTTCATGCGCAGTTCGTCGGCGGTCATTCCGAGCGTTTTTGCAAATAGGCTATAAATAGCGTTTAATTTTTCCTCGCTGTATGACTCGTAAGTATCAGCGTTGAGGATGATTGTTTTTGCCCACTCAGGAATTTCGATTTTGTCTGTATTGTGTTTGAGAGAAATTTTCAAGTGATTCGTCATTTAAATTTGTCCTTTATTCGTTGTAGTTGTCTTTCAGCTTTTGCGTTCATTATTCTTTCGATGTACTCGGCTAATTTTTCGTCACTGAGCATTAGATATTCAATCTGACGTGCTACGAGTAACACGTCCGCTAATTCCTCACTGATCGAGAAATCAACATGACCGAACTCACGCTGAGCCGCTGGATAGTCGTATTTTTGTGCGAGTTCGCCAGATTGAATTAGTACGTACTTCTTAGCGATTACAGCGCCTAATTCGGCTCCTTCTTCGCCTAACTTGCATATCTGTATATTCAGACCGTAGTAATCGGCTATAAGCGCTATTTTTTCCTGTAGGTTCATTTTGGTTCGCCCTCAATTTGTTTTAATTTTTTGTCTGCTGTTACGTTCATTAGGCGAATCATTTCGTCGTTAAACGCCTTATCGTCTTTCATTAGATATTCGATCTGTCGAGCCATAACGAGAACGTCAGCAAGTTTGTTGCGGCAGCCCTCAGCCGCAGTTTTTTCAAGTTTTCTGAAATACTTTCTTGCGTTACCGTCGTTTTCATCCCCGCAATTAATGATGACGCGGTATTTGTGAACGGCTGAGGAATATTCGGAGCATTCCTCAGCTAGCTTTAAAAGTTGGACATTTAGGCCATATCGGTTAGCGATAGTCTCTAGTTTTTCCTGTAATTCCATAATCCACCCATTAAAAAAGCCGCAGTTACGCGGCCTTCTTGTCTTTTGATTTCGTCATTTAATGATGTCTAAAACATATTCACACGCTATGCCACACTCCGGCATGATCTCAGTAGGATAGTTGCCAGCGTCCGGCGGCAATTCGTCTAAATACATTCGTTTCCCTTGATAATTACATAGTCTCGCGCCTAGTCGTCTCGACTGCTCAGCACGTTTTTTAAACACGTCCGGAAAGTCAACCCGTATTTTATTCCAATAACCCACCCCCCCTTCACACAGCCGATGCAGTTGTTATTTTGGTAGCCTAATTTGTACATCGCTGGCAAGGCGATATCAGCGCGTTCAAGGATTTCAAGACATTCTGCTTTAGTCAATCCGAAGTTAATCAGCGGCGCCCAGATTCTTACGTTATTGTTAGCATCGATAAATCGGTCTAAGCGTCGTTTTTCTTCGATTGTGTAGCCGAAAACTTGCGTATCCGTGGGTTTCTCGAAACTCTTACGAACCTCCTTTTTTAATAGACGTGTACAGGGTGCTCCAGCGATGCCAGCCATGTAGCGGCATTTTTCAAACGTATTAACGATAGATCCGTTGTACTTTTCATTACGTAAAACCGTAATCGGTACACCGAACCAGCGTTCGCAGTCTTTTAAAAACCGCTTGTTATCAGGATGCTCTTCTTTAACTTCGGTATACGCAACTACGACCTCATCAAAGCGATGCTCTTTCTTGTTAATTTCGATTGCTGTATGCGTCGCTACAGCACTGGCGGCACCGCAGGAAAACCAGCAAAGTAATCTATTTGTCATTTACTTAGGCATTAAAAAAGCCGCTCAGAGAGCGGCTAACTGGTTGAGGATTTCTTCTCGTTCGATTTTTAGGTCGAGCAGTCTCAAGCGTCGTTCTAACGACGCTTTGAAATCGTCGTTTTCGTTAGTTTTAGGTGATGCCGAAACAGTCTCTTTTTTCTCAGAAACATCGACAGATTCAAGCTTTAAGGCCGCTGCCTTAACTTTCGTAGACGGAGCAGGCTCAAGTAACTGACGATGCGCTTTAGGCCGTCCGATTCTCGGAGTCGGTCTAGTAACGTTTACGTTTGTTACCTGACTAAAGTCGTTATCGTTAAGCGGCACTCCGTGTATTCGTACTTCTTCTCCACGTTTAAGAATTTCGTCATACGTAAAATACGGCTTAGGCGGTATTTTATAGTTAAGTTCAGGGTCAGTTTCTAAATCTTCGCTGTAGTAATAACCGAGAAAAACCCACGTTTGTTTGAACGATCTATAGGCCCGCACGTGATCTACATAAGCCTCAAAAACAATCGACGTACCGCCCATTAGATTGAATCTGATTTTTTCTTTCTTAGCTGGATTAAGAATGAAATTCTTAATTGCTTGATCGACTTGTTTTTGTGGCTTTAACGGCACATTGTATCTACCCATAATTAAAACTCTCCCGGAGTTTTTAAAGCTACGTTGTTTTCAATGAAAAGCGGCGCGGCCTCAATCACGTTATTGAGCTGATCGCGTAGCCACTTAGCTTTGTTGAAATCAAGAATTAACGTAGTTAGGTGTAAATTATTCGTTTTCAGATAGACGACTACGACTAAATCTTTCTCCGACTGTGGCGCGCCTTCCCAGCCGCGCTGTCGTATAGAAACACCTTCTAAGAAGGTATTCGGATGATCGACTAGGTATCTCATGCCTTCGCCTCCTTGTCGTTACGACGTTCGACTACCTCCATAAGGCAGTAATTCGCAAGATCGAGTAGCGTATCGTCTACTTTTTCGTCAGCTACTTGGAGTCGTTCGCAATTCAAAAGGAGCGTTTTAATACGCTCCATTTTGTCCATGAGGCGCACCAAAATAGCGTTAGGTACTTCGCGACGTACCTTTGCGAACGAGTCTCCGTAATCGGCATTTTTGCGGCTGTAAATGTCATTTAACTGATCGCATAACGATTTATGAATTTCGATTTTGTTCATCATTGAGTCCTAATTGAGTGAGAGCTGCGTCAATGTCGCGCTTCATTTTTTTGACGATTGAAACTTCTTCTTTGAGCATCGTCAGAAACGTTTTAGCGATAAATTCGTCCTGATCTTTTTCCTCTTTTAGGTACAAAAGGGCTGGCGTTGCTACTGTTTGATTACTTTCTAAACGATGTAGCGAAGTACCTAAAGACCACGCTAAATTGACTAGTTTTCTATGAGCGTTTAACTCGGCTTTTAATACGTATTCCTTTTTTCGCATTGTTTATTTGTACTTAAAAAATACTAACCAAAAGCGTGAAACCTTAGTTTTTGGATTTGTGACTTTCTTATCTCCGAAAATAGGAGAAATAGGTTTAAATAGATCGAGTATTTTGGACAATGGAATATCTTTATCAGCCCATTTAAAAACTAAAGTCCCTTGAGGTTTTAAAACTCGCCAGCACTCTTGAAATCCTTTTTCTAAATCTTCTTTCCAAGTGTCTTTATTCAAAACACCATAAGACTGAGCCATATAGGAATTTGAGCCTAGGTTATAAAGATGCGGAGGATCAAACACGACTAATGAAAAGGAGTTGTCTTCAAAGGGGAGTTCCCTGAAGTCCAGTTTTTGATCCGGATGGACATTAAGAATTCGAGAATCACACTGAACATAACTCTCGTCTCGAATGTCTCCAAATAAAACTATTGAATTACTTTTATCGAAGTAGAATTTTCTTCCACCGCTTGCGGGGTCAAGAATTAATTTCATGATAGGTAATAAAAAAGCCCCTCGATTTGAGGGGCGCAGACAATAATTATTTGAGAACTACGAGAGTAGCCTTGATTGCACCCCTCGCACATTTTTGGCATGGGTAATAGAGACCCGGGTATCCATCGGAATTGTTTCTGCAAGAAATGTATTTCCAGAAGCCACTTTTGATTTCTTTAACGTCAGATGGCTGAATAACCTCATCAAAATAATCTTCAATCGCTTTAATCACTTCTTCAGATTCAAGCCAGCCATAAAGAAGAATTTCTCCATCAACGCAGCTCATGACTTCGCCTAGTGAAAACAAGCTTGACATTTATTTATTCCATAAAAAAACCGCCTTTCGGCGGTCATTCGTTCAATTCCTCCGGCGTCGGAGGTTCAACGTTAAGAGGTCTAAACGCTAGAACGTCATCACTTAAGCTGTCATCCCATCGATAGTCTCCAAATTTAAATACGTATTTATCGACAGTAAGATATGGTTCGCCAACGCTTCTTAAAGAGATTAAATAAACACCTTCTTTCGGAGGTGTTACCGCAGGGAACGGATTCCAGCAATCGGGGTCGTAATCCCTAACGAGCTCGACTTCTGTCTTAGGAATCGTAATGCTTGATTTAATGCCTTCGAGTTCAAAAGTTTCTATGAAAATATTATCGCTTTCGTCTTTTATCTGTTTTTTAAGTTCATTTTCTACACATTCTTTACCGTAGATAACTTTTATAGCATCGGCTAATTCCTTGTTTTTAAATTGATACTTGTACTTCATTCGTTAGTCTCCTTCTTCCGGTTCGCTGTCGTCGTCTTCCCACGGCATAGGGTCGTAAGGTTCTGGTAATTCACGAAATGCGAGAATGTTGCTGTTCGCAAAAATATCGCTATTATTTAAACCGAATAAACATAGATCAACCCCCTTGTAGGTGTCTCCGTTATCGCGTGTACGTAAACGTGTGACTAAGTAATATCCACGCCTTGGCGGTTTAACTTCGGGATAAGGATTCCAGTCGTCCGGCTTGTACTCAGGAACGTTTACAAAACGCTCCTTATCAAGTCTCAACAGAATCTCGTCATTATCATCGGATAAAAGAATGTAGCTTGATCTATCATCCATTTGGCGATTGCAACGCTTTGCAATTTCATCATCAGAGAGCAACCGGATGATCATTGCTTTTACTGCTTCAGGGTCTTTAAGCTTCCACATCGTTTTTCTCCTTGCTTTTAAGTTGAAGGTCTACACCTTTCGTAATCAACCTCCATGCTTCGAGGCTTATTCCAATTTCAGCTACTTTTCTTTCAGGAATCGTTCTAAAAATTAAAGTCACATACCCATCATCTGCTTTCAACTTAATGCCGTTTATAGCTGTATCCCTTGTTATGTTTTCGCCATTGAGATCAAATTCTCTGACGTATCCGAAAAATGACGTTTTAATAGGCATTATTTGTGCTCCTTCAGTTGCATGAGTGGCGCTGGCAACGTATCGCCTCCGAGGTATGTCGGTAACTTTCCATCCCAGCGGCTAATCGCTTCAAGCATGAGTACCTGAGGATTGTCGCGTAACGCTTTAGCGCGAATAGCGATAGATTCAGCTTCGGCCTTAGCTTTCGTAAGTTGTGCGTCGGCTTCGCCTTGAGCGGCTACACGTGCTTTTTCGGCCTCAGCTTTAGACTGCGCTACTTCATTTTCTCGAAGCATTGCGCGCTGTGTAGCTTCGATTTTTGCGTTAATCGATTCACGTACTTGAGGCGGATATTCGATATCTGACGCCCACGAAACTCTAATAATGTGAATGCCGACATCCTCGAGCTGGTGACGCAACTCGTCGGTTACGTGCTCGAGCAGTTTAGATTTTCCGTTTGCTGTCAGCTCGTTAACGTCCATCAATGACGCGTATTTAATCAGCGCGTCGGATACGTTCTGACGCAAGTTTACGTCCGTGATTTCCTCGACGCCTTTACGGTAAGTCTGAAATACTTTCGTAGCCATTGACGGCTTAACTTGATACTCAACTCCTATGCGTGCATTGACCGCCATAGCGTCAGACGTTTGAAAAGTAAACGGTACTTTGTACGTATGAAGCTGGTTAAAGGTAGGGAATAGGTAAGCCTGCTCATTCCACGTTAACAAGTAACGTCCTACGCCTAATTCTTCTTGCTGGACGCCTTTATCAGAGCCGTAGAGATTCACTTTAACGCCGACGTATCCAGCGGGGACGGTTTGCAAATTACAAAGCGTGTAAACACCTCCGATTAAGATGGCTGCCGATACTCCGGTAATCGCGGCTAATGTAGATAATCTCATTCTTGAGTCTCCTTTTCGATGATTGTTTTAGCGATTGAATAAACGACATACGTCAAAAACATGAATAAACCGATTAAGAAACATCCGATTAAAAACGTCGGTAAATCGGACGAAACTATTAACGGTAAAAACGAAACGCTAAAGACGATTAAAGCTACGCATATAAATACGATTTTCATTATTTATCTTTTCCGTAAACGTCAATTTTGAATTTCATTAAAACAACAGTAATTTCTAAATCATCGCTAACGCCAAATAACTCCAATGGTGAAGAAGAATTATCATCCGGTGGATAAAACGTGAAATTAAGTTCAAAGGCCTTCGACATATCCTCAACAAGTTTTACGTACTCTGAACTAAACCAGCAAAAACGGCTATTTTCGTATGGTATTTGTTTAGTTGGCATGACTTTACGAAAATCAGGATATTTCCCTTTGATTGGCTCGTATGATAAAACTACATCATCGATACAAATCTCTGAGTTTGTAATTTTTACCTTGCCTTTTTTATAACTAATTTTTATTAAATTGGAGATTGTTTCTCTTGGGATAATGACCTCTCCGACTCCATCTAAGAAATCAACGTTTTCGATTAAAACAAGAACATGACCGTTTGTTGCGACAATTTCTTTTTTATCGAAGTTTACGTATAGACCATTTAGGAAATATCTAACATTACATTTTGGTATTGCGTTAAGAATTGATTTAAGTTGTTCTTTATTTATAGGTGACATTTTTTTTCCATTAAAAAAGCCCTCAGTAAGAGAGATGCCATATAGGTTTAATTTCGAGTTTTTTAAGGATTTGCTTCAATTGCTTTATCCAGTTCAAAAACGTTTCTTTTGAATATTCGTTTTCTTCAGTCGCCGCTTCTCGCTTTAATCTTTCTATTTGTTCGCTTAGAAAGTTGATAATGTAGTCATGAACTTCTTCAATAACTAACGCGGCACCATTGATCGGATAAAGTTTTGCGGGTGTGATGTCTTCTTCAAAAGTGACATCTAAGATTTTTATTACCCCGTAGGCTTTAATCGTTACATCTATATCAGTACAGCAAGTATCAAAGATACTAACTAACGTATTTTCTATCGTTTTCTTGTCATTTGGACTGTACAAAAACTCGACTAAATCACTCATCCTGTATCTCCTTCAAATATTTATTGATCTCCCGCCTTATTTGCTTGAAAAATTGTCTGTCTGATCTAAACAATCTGAATCGGCAGTAATCCCGGATAACGTGTAAAACATCTATATCAATAAACACATCGAACCCTTCATCGAAGCTCCAAAAGCTTTGTTTGTCGATTCTCTTTTTGATCAACTGGCCGTAAGGAGTTTGATCGATCAAAAGAATTCGCGTTCTGGGTGTATGAAGTACAAGCTCAATATTCATGTTTCCTCCAAAAGAAAACCCGCTATTTAGCGGGCTTATTGTCGTATGCGACTTGTTTCTGCTTGATCTTTAAGTGCTTTTAAGCATTTCACTTATCGCCATAACGGATGAATTAACGTAGTTAATACGTTTACGAAAATTTATAAATTTGCAATCGAATTTATTTATGCGAATGCGTATAAATCTTTTTGCGTCTTTTAAAGAAGAAAATTCTTGATTAGATAACTCTGGATTAAAAATTTTTATTAAGGGATTTATGGTTATAACCTTCCAGCCTTTTCGTTCTTTATTAACGTAGCCGACTACTATGTTTCTATACCAAACGATATAGCCTAAAAAACAAATATCAAATCGTACTGCCTGCATTATCCGCACCATCCTTTGAGCTTTTTGCCGATTTCGCGTTTAGCGATGATTAGTTTTTCGTAATACGACGCTGGGAACGACGCGTCTAAAAACGCTTGTAATTCTTCGTCATCTACTTTGTAACGCCTAAACGTCCAGTAGCCTTCAAACGTTTTAAAAAGCATTCCTACGAGTGTTTCGTCAAGCTGAACGACGTAGGCATCATGGTCGTACCAAACATAACTAACACGCATAGCACATCTCCCATGTATCCACGGCCTCTAGAACAAGCTTCTTGATTCTGTCGATGTCGCGTCGACAAGTAAATCCGTAGTCGTCTAACCAGTTGCAAATGAAATCGTCGAGCATTTCGTCATCAAACGATTTTCCATTCCATTCAGCAACATACGTCCAGCCCTTGTTAGGCAAAAATTTCAGCGTTCCGATACGTTTGTCGTTACGCATAACGATGTAGTAACCGTTAATAACGTACAAAAAATTAACATTAACTTTCATGCAAAAAGAGCGCCCGTTATTAGCGAGCGCTCTGTAATTTGTTTAGAACGGGATGTCGTCCGGAGAGAAATCGCCAGCAGGCGCCGCTGGCGGAACTTGCGCCGGCGCCGACGCGTAACCGCCTCTAGGCGCTGGTGCGCTTTCGAATCCGTTAGACGATTGAGCGGCTAGTTTTTTAAGCGGCTTGTCCTTTAGATTCTTTAGCTTAGCGTCTACTGCTTTCGCTTCGGCTTGGTCGAGGATTTCGGCTGCATTCTGACGTGTGCGAGGGTCAAACGGTGTAAGAAGATTCAAACGAACCATCGTTTTAATTTCGCCGTTGATATCGTATTCTTCCGGCGCCGCCTGAATGAGCAGACCGATAGGCTTGCTCATGAGATCAACGAAGAAATATCCGACTTGTTCTGAGCCTTGACGGTCTTTAAAACGACGTTGCTCAGCTTTGAGACTGCGTACGCGGCAAACAGTCATCAGGCTGTCGAGAATAGCTCTAGAGAAAGTCGGTTTACCTGATTTGTCATAAATACACATGCTCATGTGAGCACGTTCGAGTTCGAGCGTCTCGAAATCGATATCGAGCATTTCGGCGCCGGATTTAGATTCATAAATGCGTGCAGCAGTGATCGAACCGACGTATGCGCCGGAGGTCGTGATAAAAGAAGTGCCGCCTACAGTACGTGCGGCTTTAACGTCTAAGGTCATTTCAGTATGTAGCATTTTCTACCATCCTGTTATTAGTTAATGAAGTGTGAGAAGGGGAAGACTCGAGACCGTAAAACTCGCAAATCGTTCGGTCTACAGCCGCGAGGTCGTTATCTATGAGTTGTTCGTTAAACATCCCCATAGGGCTTTTAACAGTGTCTGAGCCGCTGTTTTGCGTTGAGAAAAGGTAATTTCCGTTTTCGACGTGAGTACGAAGCACTGTAGTAAACATGCCTTCAACGACGATTTTGTCGTCTAACAGCTTGCCCAGTGTCTTAATCCGGACGCGTCCGAACTCGTCGGTCTGCGTATGCGCTAACACGTAAACGCGTTTATTCTCAGCCAGCTCAGAGGCCGTCTTAGCAACGTCGAAACCGACGCCGCCGATGTCAGTAAATTTGTCGAACGATTTTTCGTTACGACGCGCCATAAATTGATTAGCGAGAATGTACTGCCAGTCGTCAACGATGATGATGTCTGCGTGCGTTCGACGCATAGCGGTGAGAATGTAAGACGGGTTAGACGTTACATAGACGTTCCCGTTCGGATTCTCACGCGTTTTTTCTTTCCAGCCGTTATTACGAAACGGCAGAGGTTTACGAAGCGGCTGGATTAGCAGACACTTCGTCGGATCGAAGTTTCTAAGCGAGCAGGTTTTACCGCTGCCGGACTCGCCTAATACTAGAGTTGCATAGCTCATTGTGCTACCCTTTTATTTAACAAATTCTCATGTAGAAAACGCCTCGGTCGTTACAGCGATTGAGGCGTCTATTTCATTAAAAAGGCGATTAGCTCAGGCATACAGAACGCTAAAACTATTGCGCCGAAAAAACATACGGCGCCGGCGAAGTCTTTAACGTTTTCGACGCTTACGTTATTAACGAGCTGGCGAACTAATCGAACGAGACACGTAAGAAGAAGCACCCATGCCGCAGTGATGACAGCCAACTGGGCGCCGCTCATGCCTTTGAAAAACATGATGTTTCTCCTTTTCTATGTAATAAAGACCACATAAAAAAGCCCCCGGCGCCGTTAAATAAGGAATCAACGCGGGGACTTGTTTATGTGAACTATTAGTAAATTCCTAATAGTTCGAAAATTGATTAAGCTAGACGTTCACCAGCTTCATAAGCAGAAAGAAAGTTTTCTAAGTAATCGGTTGCTTCCTTCTCTGTTTGGAAGGTTCTCGAATAGCTATTGCAATAAAGAAAATCCTGTAAACCTTTAGATTTATGCGTAGGTCTAAACGCTGAAAACATCCATTTTTTACGATCAACCTTCAAAAGGTCGCAAACGTATTCGTCTTTGTAAAACACTCTAAATTCGTTTTTAAAAGACGTGTACTCAGTAACTTTTTTACGTTCATACGTGGCTAACATGTTTTTTCTCCAACTAAAAAAACACAGGGTTAAAAAACAGAAGCGCGCCGAAGGACGCTAACGAGAAATCCTCCAAAACACGTTAGCCGACGCGCTTGTGTTTACGCTCTGCTGCTGTTCTTGCGAGAGCGCTTAACTCAACTAGCTTTTATGTATGCTGGTAACTAGTAACCTCGTAAGACTTTCTGTTCTTGGCTGTCTTAATTCACCTCAGCGCATGTTTTCTACTCATACGCGTATCAATCACTCTATTTAGTACGAGGGTCATTAACTAAAACTCCGTGTCCGGTTCAAAACTACGTAATCGCTACGTGTCTCTAGTCACTCGTATGAGATTCAAACCTTGTTTGATTCTCCGGCGCCGGTAATCAGCGCCGTGGCATTTTTTCGTTCATCGTCTTTCGACTTCACGGCAGGTTAGTTCGATTTAACCAGTCCCCACTGCCCTAAATTGTCGGTTTCAAACTATGTTTCTTTATTTCTCCGTTCGGAAATCCAATCGTTATTCATTTGGATTTCTGAACAGAATAATAAATAAACTAACCGACAATATCAAGTTTTCTAAACGATATTTTTTGTAAAATTAGGGAAATTACTTATATTTAGGCGCAAAAAAACCGCCCGAAGGCGGCTAGTTAAAAATACAGATTTAGACAGTTAATTAGCGTCTAGGATGGATATTACTTCTTCTTTTGTCCATCCTGCTTTTATCATACGTGCTGGTAACGCTTCATTTTTAAGTTTTTTAACTTTATCGATAATGGCGTCAAATTGCTTTCGACTAGCTTTATCAGATAGGAGAATATCCTTTTCCTTAGCTGTCGTATTGTCGTTCAACATTCCAACAAACAACGCCATTTTCAAATTTTTCTTGTCGCTACATTTTGAATCTAGACATTTTATTATCGATTCGTAAGCCGGTTTTTCAGCCTTATTCCTGATTACAGTATTTGCGAGCAAACAATCTTTAAAAGCGATTGAGTTCATTACGTATTCGCCAATCTTGCAAAATGCGTAAACATTCTGTCCCTTCTCTAAGTCAGCCAATGAATCTAATTCACTTTTAGAAAAGTATGCTCGCGGGAATACAAACTGTTTATATTTGAAAGTTAGATAAGGCGTGCCAAACGGGTCTTGACTGATTTCGTCAATCTTTCCGCTGATTAAAAGATTTTTGTTTTTATAGAGCTTATTACCTTTAATTTCATTTTTTGAATACGCCTTTTGAACGTCAGAGACAGTAGTACGCTCAAATTTACCTATAAAGTTCTCCAGATCAAAGTAGGTTTTTGCTCCTTCTAAACCTGCTTCGAAGTCATCGTTAATCATTTTATGCACAAATGCATCTTCAAAAGACTGTTTACTTTCTTGCGCTGTCGTTACGCTGGCGCCGGCGAGAAGGGATGCCGCTAACGTAATACATAAGGCTAATCGCATATTTCCTCCAAGAAAAAAACGAAGTTAGTAACCGATAGTTTTAAAAGACTTGATAACGCGTCCTATCGTAAAAAATTCGACTTGAGAATCACTTTCTATTTCTATATCTCGATACTTCGGATTCTCTGAAATTAAGATTAGTTTCTTTCCGATTGAGCGCTGCACACGCTTGATAAAGTATTGACCGTCTAAATACAAGAAATAGATTCCGTCACGGTCACATACGCGAGACTTAGTATCGACAAATACTAAATCACCTTCGCTAATAAGCGGCTCCATGCTGTCACCGGTAGCAGTAACGATCTGGACATCTTCAGGCGCATAATGCGGAAAATTATTAAAAAACCACTTGGCGCCGGCCTGAATCGTATCGACTAATTCCGATTCGTCAGAAAACTCAACCGGCGCCGTCACTTGCGGATAGGTTCCGCATAATCCTTGTAGATTTACTTTTCTAATAGTTACAGTATTGGGATTGTCTACTGTGAACTCAGGCCCATTGCCGGACATAAGCCAGTCGACGTTAACGCCGAAAAATTTAGCTAATCCGACAGCATCGTCATATTTAAGTTGAAGCGTCTTACCGTCAACCCACCATTTAACAGTTGCTTTCGCGGCTCCGGTAGCTCTCGATACGTCTCCGATTGAAAGATTTCTCTCCTTCATCAGCTTTTGTAAACGTGTTGCGAAACTCATAACAACTCCTTTCACTTTTGCTTGATATTAAGAAAACTAAACACAAAAGTAAATAAACGTGAACGGAATATTTAGATTTACAAACGTTTAGAAAACTATATAATGAATAGTTGAAAAACTAAACTTTTTGGTCGGATTATGAATCAGGACGATTTTAGAAAGGAAGCATTTAGAGAGGTGCTTTCCAGATATGAAGGAAAGTTCTCTAGAGACAAGGGACGCCAAGCTGCTATCGCTCGAGAGTTGGGAATAACGCCGTGCGCGGTTTCATTGTGGCGCGTTACAGGCATTCCTAAAAGCCGTATTCCGTATTTCAAATTAGCGTTTCCGGACTTGGCGATTTGGAAAAAAGCTCACTGAGGTGTCGTTATGAGTTTCTTACTCTCTCGTAACGCGGCTAAATGTACGCTCGGCAGTCCGAGCGCTAAAGCAGTTTTACGCTGTCTTTGCGACTATGCGGATGATGACGGTACAAACTGCCGCCCATCTACTGAAACGATCTCGCTAGAAACAGAATTAGACCGAAGAACCGTGTTTAAAGCAGTATCGTTTTTATCATCTAACGACTGGTTAAAAGTTTTTAACGCTGGACGCGGCTCACGTAATTTTTACGCCTTAAACGTACAAAAGATCAATAACGGTTTCGAGCAAGCGAAAGTTACTAAAGAAGTTTTCAAGTCTGAAAGCGGTATCAAATTTGATACTAGTAACGAAAATGCTACTAGTGACAAAAAAGACACTAAAAGCAGTGGCAAAAACGATACTAGATACAAAAATGATACTAGTAACAATAACGTAACTATAAGTAGTAACAAAAATGTCACTAGTAACGAAAATGCTACTAGTGACAAAAACGTTAGTGGAGTGGTTACATTTTTGCAGGAAAGTGGTAGCAAAAATGACACTCAACTATATCAAGACTATACCAATACTAAATCAAATATAGATGCACGCTCTGAACCGGTAGAAGATGAACTACCACTCGTCGAGGTGTCCGAGGTCGTGGAAACTGCACCAACTCTTTCCAAACAGGAAACAGTTGAAAAACCTCATTCCCGTGGGGTGGCTACTAAAACGCAAACTAGCGTAGTAAAGCCTGATGACGTTAGCGCCGAATTATGGGCCGATTTCTTAAATCACAGGAAACAAAAGAAGGCGCCGGTAACGGAGCGCGTTATTTCGCTGATTCGTAATGAAGCGAAAAACGCTGGATGGACGTTAGAAGAAGCGCTGAATGAAGTCATTCTGCGCAACTGGACAGGTTTTAAAGCTGAATGGGTTGAAGCGAAAGACCCTAACGCTGTTTGGGTTAAGGCTGAGGATTATCAGCCTGAATTACCGCCAGTTGAGTACGCTCCGAGCGCTCGAGAACGTTTTGACAAAATCATGGCGCGTTCGACGTACGCATACGACATCAAAGACCTTTCACAGCTCGAAAGAGTCGTAAAAAAGGAGTCCAAATGATGTTTTCTGCTGCCGCTATGGTTCGAGATAACGAGGGGCGTACGTTCTACGAATATCCCGAAGCGTTTACGACTTCTCAGCTCGTATTTTTCCCTGTCCTTACCGAAGATGAATTACGACTCTATCAAGCTGACGCAATAGTTCGAGAGGGTATCGAAGAATTACCTGAACGTCGTCCACACGTGCCGACCGTTCTGTTTTCATTCTCCGATGATCCCATGAAGCTCAAGGCTCCATTTATTGAGGGAAAAAACGTCTTAATCGACTTTCTTGACGTTGACGATACGCCTCAACTTCGTGAAACGCTCACGCGCTGGATGCGTGCCATACCAGTTTTACGACCGAAATCAGTAGTCGTAACGGTCATGTTTAAAAACCGTCAACTAATCGCTTGGAAATATGATGATGTCAACAAAAAATATTACAGATTTGCATGATTCGCCTGAGTTTTGGGCCGACCCTCTAGGCGGTCAAACGGTAACAACGTCACTCGCTGAATTTACCGAGTTGGCGAGTCGTCCTGAGGAATTTTACGTAACGAAAGACATCCGCGAGTTTCGTAATGATTTTCAGGTTTACCTAGACGAAAAAAGACACCACGTTGCTAAATACGTTCTACCGTTCAAACAAACGACATTAGACGGCAAAGAAAAAGCGATTGATTTTGAGTTTCGTCCGGGCGAGTTGACCGTTTTAGCCGGCGAGAACGGATCCGGAAAATCGCTTTTACTCGGACAAATTGGCTTGCACCTGTTAACGGCTGGGGCCTCGCTTTACATCGCTTCCTTTGAGATGGCGCCGGTTAGGACGATTGAGCGAATGCTTACTCAGGTCGTTTGTTCTCGCGATAAACGTGTTATCGAACAAAAAGATATCGAACTCTTTTTCAATGAATACGCCACACGTCTGCATATTTGCGATTTACAGCGAAAAGTCGAACCGGACGAGCTAATTCGTTTGCTCGAAGCAGCAGTTAAGTATTACAAGTCCGACATCCTCTTTGTTGACTCGTTAATGATGTGCGTACGTGACGACATCGATAAAGAGGAAACAGATTACGTAATGGGCCAGCTCGTTGACTTCGCACGCGCTAATAACGTTCATATCGTTGTAGTCGCTCATTGTCGTAAGCGTTCGGATTCAAGCTCTAAATCGTTCAACGTATTCGACGCCGCTACGAAAGACTCGATTAAAGGCTCGTCAAACATTACAAACATCGCCTGTAACGTTTTCGTACTCGCTCGCGATTACTCGAAAGTTCAAAAACGAGCGGAGGGTAAAGACGTAGACGACAGTAAGCCGGATTTCGTACTCAATCTCTGCAAACAACGCCACGGCGGATATGAAGGTTTTATCAAGCTATGGCGCGATAACGCATCACTCAATTTCTGTACTTCGATGCTACGTATCCCCGTCCGTCCGACGTTATCCAGCACACCGGCGCCGGAAGAAGAAAAAGTAATCGAACCGTATTTCTAAGGAGAAAGCATGACATTCGAATCCTACGTACTTCTAACGCTTTTAGTCGCTCCGGTCGTGTTAGTTAACGCGTACGTACTGACGAAGCTAGCAATTTTGATGTTTACAAATAAAGGAAAGACTAATGATTTTTAGTTTTAATAAGTTTATCGAGATTCTTGGGGTTACTGGCGGTTTGACTTTGTTTATAAGGCTTTTCGTTCTCGTGTTTAAAAGCAGAGATCGAATCGGCATAGCGATGTTAACCGCGCTGATAACGATAGCAGCCCTTAGCTCTTTTGTAAGCGAGGCGTAAATGAAGATCATTCGATGGATTGAAAAATTCTTGATCGTTATTGGAATCTACGGGGGCTGTATTTCTTTCGGCGCTACGTTCGCTAAATCTATCGGCAGAGAACCCGTGGTTTTTGGAGAATGGAATATGTACACAGCGCTCGTACTCGCCTTTTTCGGTGCTTTCTTCGACTGGAGGGATTTCAGATGAACGGCGGTTGTTGTCTCCACTGCGCTCACGCCGCTTCGTATTGGATCGATAACGAAGGCAAGAAGCGCGTACCTCCTAAAACCTCATTCGGCGACATGAATATCTTTTGTCTGCACGAATCACGCGCTCCGGGTGAATGCTATCCGATTAGTTTTGCTCGTTGTACACGTTTCAAACGTGCGCAAGATGACCAAATCAAGCGCAGGCGCGATTTTTATTCGCAGTTTGACCATTGGCACACTCACGCTCAGATGATCGCACAACGACGCTAAAAAGCGCCTTCCCGAGGAGATTAAAAACATGAGCTTCGAAAACGATCGCGACGTTAAAAGTATGGATTTTTCAGACTACTGCTTTGAAGTCGTACGCCTAGCGTCATTGAATAAAACGCCTAAAGAAATTGAGGAAATTTTAGGGCTGGAGCATTACTCGATTCATAAGAAGTTTCACGCGTATCTGATGATGGGTTATCAGCAGTACTTCGAGACTCACGAATGGAACGCAAACCTTACAGAAGAACGCCGTGCCTTAATTTTTCGCGTTTTCGGTCGTTTATACAAAGTAATCAGGAAGAAGAATGAACAAGTATTTGCAAGCTAAAGGACGTTTACGCGCTGGCGAAATGAATAAGACTGAAACCGCGTTTGCAGCCATGCTCGAAACTCGTAAGCGAAGCGGTGAAATCGTCGATTACTGGTTTGAAGCAGTCTCGTTCAAGATTGCAGATAACCAGTGTCGCTATACGCCTGATTTCCTCGTACTGCTCAATGATATGTCGTTAGTAGTTTTCGAGGTCAAAGGCTCGTTTCGAATCATGACCGACGACGCTAAAGTCAAATGTAAGGTTTTCAGCTCTAAATACCCGCTTCAACTCTACATAGTTGCGCCTAGATCTAAAAAAGCCGGCGCCGGCTGGGAATGTCTCAGTTATACAGACGAACAACCGCCTATCAATCTCAACTAAACCAATCAGGAGGGTTAATGGACGATAAAGAAAAACAGTTAATCGCAGATTTACGACCGCGTTTAGACAACTGGCGCCGGGCATATCGCGATAAGGTTATTAAAAATATTTCGATTACATACGCAGTTCAAAAAGCATTAGCGTTGACGCGTGATAAAACGGATTTTTCCGAGGATTACACGGGGCCTGAAGATCGCTCAGAGGATTACGGTATCGAGGTAGATCAGAAAGACGCAGATTTACTAAACACGGTTTGGCAGTACATGAGCACGCCTGATACTGAAATGTTAAGTATCGGCACTCACGGCCTTAACGTGCGTACAGCTAAGCTCATTGTACTTCTTTACGTATTCGGCTCGGAAAACTCTCTCAACCGTGCCGGACGTAAAATTTGGCGCATACGACCGAAAAAGCTAGACGCTTGGACGACCGACGCTCTAACGTTTTTCGCTATGCGTATTCATGTCTATACCATCTATTGCAAACAAGAAAAATAACGTGTAGTGTAGGTGCTAGACAATTTCAAGCTGTGTATCAGCCGCCCGATTTGGCTTAATTAGAGAAGGTTCCTTGCGGAGGAACCGGCGCGCTCGGAGGAAACGACGAACGACAACGATTAAGCCAAACGACATAAGAAAAAGTCTAAAGTTACCAATCGCAAGGGAGAAATCCTGACGGGATTTTTCTATTCGGGGATGAGAAAGCGGGAACTTCTTCATCTCTTTTAAATACGACCGCTCGCTATCATGTTTCCCTCCAACGTTGCATGAGTTCGCGAGCGGTTTTTCGTTTCACGCTGAGATTTTGCGTTTTTCAGTGATCTAGCCGGAGTTCGGCTCCGGCATCCTCGTTAAATTTCAATATCCGTACCTAATAACGTTTCGGCTTCTGGTTCTTCCTGAACATCTTCCGGTGTCTCGGGCCCGGCTCCCGGAACTCCAACACCTAACGCTTCAAAGTATTTAATCTTTTTACCGGCAACTTCGTCGAAGTAGTAGCCGTGGTTAAAGCGAGTTTGCATGACGTTATTTAGAACCTGAAGGATCTTTGA